AGGCACATTTTCAACCAACCCCGAAGAATTTACACGGGTGCCGTCACTCGCACGGGTAAAGGTCAAATCTCCGCTTCCGTCTGTGGGTATAACAGAATACGCGGTATCTTCTTTGTAGCCCGAAGGCACATACACCAAAGATGCTTGATTCAATAAATCGCTCATAAGTTGTTCAATTTACGCAGCAAACACGAAATTCCTTCGTAATATCCGCCATCTGATTCAATGCGCGATTTGTATTCCAATACAAACGGCCAGCCTTGACCTTTGTAGGGCAACAAACCTCGCGTGCCAATTCCGAGATTTGAAACTATTTGCATTTGTCTTTTTGTTTAGTATGCAACCACGCTCCCGCTGCTGATCACAAAACCGGTGATTTTTGCGCCTTTTCCTGCTGGCAAATATGCGCCCTGCTGAAATGTAACGCCTGACATGCCGCGTGTGCTTAACACATCGGCTGCGGTTTGGTAGTCATATTGAACGGTGAAGCTTGTGAATACCGTATCTTCTTGCGGAACAACCGCATCCCAACTTACGCTGGTCACGGTGCCTGTTCCGTATCTTTTGAAACCTTGCGATCCAGCAAGAATGTCAACTGATGCTTGTGCCATGGCCGCAAATTACACCACGCGCACGCAACAATTGCAACAATTTTCGCTATTTGTTTGAAGCAACAATATACCATTGTGTGCCATCGCTTTGCACCCAGTAGGTTTCAAATCTTGAATTCCAGCTCAATAATTGGGCATCGTTGATTTGGTAGCCTGCGCCGGCATCCAAAATCAATGAATGGTTGGCGTTTGTTTTGACAAATCCAAAACGCAGCCCCGGTGTGACGCTTGGCGGAGCTGGCAAATCAATTGTGATGCTTCCAGCGTTGGTGTCGCAAACAAAGATTTCATATTCAATTGGGAATGTTGTGATGTCGCTGGTGACATTCAGGCTTTTGCCCATTTGGCGCATTTGCCAATTGAAGGTTGTTTCACTGTAATCGTAAAACATGGCAACAGTATATGTGCCATCTGCACCGGGATCAGATTGCGGCGCACCATCAGCATCGGCAACAAACTGATTGATCAGCTGCGTTGGCAAAGCTCCGGTTGTTTCCTCTAATTGATTGACACGCGCGCGCAATTGTTCAATTTGGTCTTCAAAATAAACGCGTTCACTTGGACGATAATCGTTTTCTTCATCAATCTCAATCACATCATCATAAGCCGCGGCAACCGAAACCCATTCGCCCTGCCAAACTTCGCTGCGTGCGCTCCATTGAACGCCATTCAACAACCAAACCAATGAATCAAAATCAAGGGAATTGATTGCCGTCAATGTGCCATTGTCAACCCATGTGCCGCGCACTACCTTACGGAAATCTGAATAAAGCGCAACGGCCTGATCAACCAACACTTGTTGAAATGTATTTGTGTACCCGGCCTGCCATCCAACTGCCCAATTCACAGGCGCAATGGCTGATGCAAACGAACTGCCAACCATGATTGTGCCGGATTCGGTTTCATCTTTGCCGTCATAGAAAACATTGGAAAGCTGTTTTGGAATGCTGTTGCCGCTCAATCCGTTTTCACTTGTTGCAATGCGGTTTTGTTTGAACACATCGGCTTGGCCGGGCGTGTATTGGTTGTAACTGCGTGAAACTGCAATGGCACCAATGAAACTGATGTTGTTGGTGGTTGGCGTTGCCCATGATGGGATGACAGGGCCAACCGGAATGGGGCCAATAACCAGCGGAAGGATTTGTTCAATCACCTTCACTTCAACCACAAAGCCAACAATGTTTGATGCAGGGCCGCTGTTGATTGGGCCAATGTAATCGCGCACAAATGTCATTGGAATTCCAAAAACCCCGTCACCGCTTGGCGCATACTGCACATTGAAGAAATTCGGCAATGTGGTCATGCTGTTCCACTCCGTGCCTGTGTAGTAATAATACAAAGCGGTTGGCGATCCATCAACGCCATAAATGCGATAGGACAGCGCGTGCCGTGCATTTTTGCTGCTCAATTTAGCCGATTCAAGATTGATTTGAACCCTGAAATTGTGATCCTGCAACGGCCTATCAAAGTTCAATGTCAGCACAGTTGTGGTGAACAAATCCTTTTTGACATACACGCCATTCTGTTCCGTGAAATCAACACGCGCCAACCGGAATGGTGGTTGGTAGTACAAAGATGGTTTTGCGGCCCACTGTGGGCGCGCTGGAAGCGATGCAAGACCTTTGCCATGCGTCACCGTTTGCGTGCTATTGTACACGCCAGCTTTGGTGTACCGGTGAAAAACCAGCGTTGCGGATTGGTAGGCCGCTGATTGCGTAATGTAATACGCGCCATTTTCGTGATGCATGCGCGCGCCAAAGCCATCCAGCACATTGCGCAATGCGTCAAATGCTGAAATGTATTGCAGCTGTATGCCGCCAAACACATCAAATGAATTCACAAAGGCCAAGCGATTGAACCAAAAGGTGTTCAATTTTTCATCGCTCAATGCCTGCGTGCTGTCTTCGTATTGGCGCAAACCATCAAACAAATAATTGTCAGCGGTTGCAAAATAATCATCCAATTCAGTCAGCGCAAGGCAGTTCAAAAACAAATCAACGCCGTTGATATGTTCATCAGTGAACCATGATTCCTGCACTGTGTAATTCTGCAACAAGTTCAGAATGTCAACCGCGGCAACTTCAATGATCATGTTGCCTTCGGGCGCAGCTCTTTCAAATCTCATTTGATCCGCCAACACGCGGCCAATGAAAATAGGCGAATAATTGCGGTAAATCTTCAACGCATACACCTGTTCAGGATCCGTTGCAATGTCAGTGAACAATGCCAATTCAGCATCGGTGCCGGCAATAAAATAAGCATTGGCGCGGCTGGCCCTGATGGGATTGTCAAAAAATGTGTCACTTTCGCCTTGGCGTTGGATGTCAAATCCTTCGCCTGCTGCCGTCAATTGCGTGGTGCCTGCCAGCGCGGCAAGGGAATCAATCAAACATTGATCGCCTTCAAAGTACCCGCCAGCGGCTTGCACTCTGTTTTTGCACAGGTTGTATGCGGTTGCCGGGCTTGTTCCCGTTGCATTTCCCCAAATTTCAACCAAATAATCAACACCGGCGATGCTGGTGAATTCAGAAAAACAAACAACGGCCATGATTCAAATTTAGCCCCTTTGGCTGTCTTTTTGGTAACGGTTCAAAACAATGAATAAATCACGGCCATCAATGCGCGTTTCGGCAATGTAGCCGTTGCTACCTCCGCCAATGTCCAACATGCTTTGCAGCTTATCAAGCGGCGCAATCACTTCCGGGTTGCTGCTTGCACCGGGGTATTCACCCATGATGCCCAGCGTTGGGCCGCTCACAATTCCACCTTTTGCAAATTCAGGCGTGTTGTTCAACTGCGCTTGGATGGCGGCAGCTGTGGTAAGCGCGGCAACACCCGCTGCAATTGCAATGCCGGGATTGGTTGCCAAACTTTCGCGAAATGCTTTTGATGCAGTACCGGCTGCAATCATCAAGCGGCCAAGCTGGCGCAAGAAATTGGCAATCACGCCAAGCATCTTTTTGCCAAACCCTTGCATGCCTTCGCCAGTATAGGAAAACAAATCACCAAGGCTTTGCGCGAATTCATCAATCAAGTTCACTTGCAGGTTTTGAAATGCTTGATTTGCTGCGTTGCTGAACTGCTGCATGCTATCCGCTGCCGCTTCCGCGCCTTTGCCAATTGACAGCATTTCCAACTGCAAACGCAATTTGCTTGCATCCAAACCGGCTGCCTCCAGCGCATCAATTTGCAATTGCAAATAGTTCTTTTGGATTTCAAGCAAGCGTTGTTGGTAGGTTTCTTCGTCAATGATGCCTTGCGCACGGTTGCGTGCCTCTGCTGCCATTTCAACATTTTGCGCAACATCAAACATTTTCAATGCGTTTTGCAAATGCTTTTCCTTGATGGCTTCCAATTCTGCCGCATGGTTCTGCGCACGCGTCACGGCGTTTGCTTCGGCTTCCGCATCAATCAATGCTTGTTCGTTTTGATACCATTGTTCAACGGCAACCAAATCTGCGCCCAACGCTTTTGCTTGTGCAATTCGGTCAACATATTCAAACGCCAAACGCTGCCGCTTTTGTTCAATGCCTTCCATGGATGACAACACCGCTTCGCGATCCATGTTCTTTTCAAACTGGGCGCGTTGCTCGGCAAGCTGTTGCAACTTTTCATTTGTTTGCTTTTCGGCCGCCGTTTTTTGGTTCATGACATCAATGCTGGCGTTCAATCCAAGCATTTCTGATTGATGCTTCAAATCATTGATGCGCTCGGTATATGCGGCGGATTCTTCGGTTCTTTTGTCCAAAGAATTATGCAAGGCCAAATTAATTTCATCTTTTGTTTTGTTGTCGGCCTCCATCTGTTTCACCATCTCTTTGTCGGCCTCCAAACTCAATCTGACAAATTCATCTGATGCATCTTTTTCGGCTTTTATTTGTTCCTCCAAACTATTCTGCCGGATTTTGAGAATTTCGGCTTCACTTTTTCCAGCTAACTGCGCGCGCGCAATGTCAAGTTCCATTTGGCGTTGCAGCGATTTTGTTTGCTCGCTGTATTGCCTTTTGCTTTGCGACATTCTGTGATTCAATTGCGCTTGCGCTTTGTCAAGTTCTACCGTTGATTGTTTGGCTTCTGTTAATTTGCTAATCAAATAACCCAATGCGGCAACAACCGCCAAAATCCCAAGGCTTGCCATTGTCACACGCAAAACCTGCATTGCACCAGTTGTTTCACCAACAACAAATGTCCATGCCTTTTGCAATGCAATTCCTGCTTTTTGCAAAATCTGATTTTCACGCAAACTCAAATTGTAGACAGCAACCGCAGCTGATGCCATAGCCATTGCTATGCGCACACCTTGAATTGCTTTGTTGAATGTTTCGTTGTCACCAGCAACCAACAACACTGCCATTGACAGCGCATTCACAGCGCGTGACATGGCTTCCGCCGCCTGCGTGTTTTGTTCTGCAATTCTGCCGCCGTTTGCCAATTCTGCGTTTGTGGATGCGGATTGATTTTGCAAATCGCGCATGGCCATTTCTTCGCCCTTGATTTCGGCCTTCAATTTCGCAATTTCGGTTTGCAGTTTCTTTTGACCAGCAAAATTGCTTTTGCTGATGCGCGCCAACATTTCTTCCTTGGCGGCCAAATCCTTGTAAAGGTCTGACAACGCTTGACGCTGGATTGTGATTTGCTCGCGCAATTCCGCCGAAGCTGCGCGCAGGTTTGTGCCGCCTAAAGCATCTTCAATTGCTTTGCCAGCCTTTTGGGCTTCGGCCTGCATTGGTGGTGCGCTTTGCTTGACGGCATCAACAGCCGATTTCAAGCCGGCTTTCAATTTGTTAATGCTTGCCGCAATGACTACATTCAACGATAGATTAGATGCCATATCCTATTGTGAAATCCTGTGAAACTTGATAAACCCCATCAAAATCGGCAACATTGTCAAAAAAATGCACTTCATCTTCAATGAACACGCTTGAAACCTTCACCCCGTTGTATGTGCCGGCTGTGACTATATTCAACGCTGATCGCACGGCAGATGAAATTGCCAAAGCCTGTTGGTATGTCAACGCAAGCGAATCAATCTGAATGCGTGTGAAATCCAATCGGCTGTTGCTGTCTTTGGTATTTTTGAAATCGGTCTGCAATTGCGTGTAACAAATTGCAGGGAATGTTGTGCCTTGCGGAACCAACACTGGGAAAATCTTTGTGCCAACAATATCCGTCACGCCAGTGGCATTTGACAGGATGTTGTAGATTGCTTTTTGCGCGTTCATTGTGGTAATGTCAATTTATCAAATCTCGCTTTGTTGGCTTTGATGAATTCAACAAGGTTTGGCCGTTCGGCTTTTTCCCATGGGAATTGCATCAGGTCTTGTGGGCGCAATTTGCGTTTGCTGTGCGGCATCACAACAAAAGTTGCAAGCCAGCGTGTGCGTTCCCAATTGACGCGCTCCATTTGCCGTTGCGCCGATCTCATGCCCAACAAGCGATGCATGAAATATGACGGCGATATGTCTTCAAACTGCACTTCCGTCAACTGCATTTCACCGTATCCGATGAACTTCAATTGCTTCCATGTAAGCGGCCGACGCTTGCCGCTTGTCAGTTTCCCTGTGCCGCCTCGCTTGTTTCTTCATCCGGCTGCATGAAAAACGCCTGCACCGCGTTGGTGAAACCTTCCAATGCTGGTGTCAATTCGGCAAGCCTTGTGAATTCTTCGGCAAGGTCATCAGGATGCTGCCAAGGCATTCGCTCATTGATTTTTTTGTAACCACCGCGGATGCCATGCCAAGCACAGGAACGGGCAAAAGCCAGCGTGTTTGCAAGCCCCTGCCCGTTGTTTTGTGCCAGTTGGTCAAAATCTTGAATGTTGTGTTCGGCCATGATGCGTTCAATTGCAACCATGCTGAAAAACAGGGGATGGGCAGTTTCGCCAATCTTGATTTGTTTCATTTGCATGGTGCTAAATTACGCAATTAAACCGTTCCAACAGTCAATGCGCCTGTTCCTTGTATGGATGCGCTGAAAGTTGTTGCGTCATTGTTGGGCGCGCTCAAAGTCAGGTTGCTGAAAAAAGCGGAACCGCTCAATTTCAAATCACCTGTGACATTTGAAGACATCACCACGCTCACGCTGGTTCCGGCCAAAAGGTCGGTCACAATGTCTTTCCAGCTGATGCCAGTGACGCTGCCATCTTCTTCAAAAATTCCTTCGCAAGTCAATGACCATCCGGCCTCGCCTGCAATGAATTCTTTGTAGCCTGCGCTGTCCTTGTTAGTGACATCAATCATGTCTTTTGTCAAATCAAAATCGCTGCTGGTTGCATTGGCGATTTTGGTCAATGTGCCTGATACATCTTTGTAAATTGCAATCAGGGTTCCGTTGATCAATCCAGTGGTTGCCATGTTTTATATTATTTTATTTTGTTTTCAATTAGTTTGCGCACTCCAGCAAAAATGTTGGTTTGCATTTGCACTCTGTTTGCCTCGTATGCTGGATGCATGAACGCAAATTGGCCGGGATTCAAAC